AAACCAGCCGACAAGGTTGCTGATTTGCTGGCTAGCATATTGAGCAGGACCACCGACAGACAGATTACCAACTAGGTTCTGCTCAATAGTTTGGACAGTATTGCCACTGACTCCGATAATCAGACCAGTATGCCCATAGTTGATACCGTCACCTGCCCAGTAATTCTTGACAAAGATAGCCCCTGGACGTGGACGTTCTGAGGTAGGCATGTAATGCACCTCAAAGTCGTGTTGCTTGGCTGACTTTATCAAATCAATGGCATTGCCCCACAAAGGCTTGCCGAAGAATTTTCCGCAAATCCAGTTAGGTAGGTCTACACACTGCTTACCGTACCAACCATCATAGTCTACACCTTGTCCACGGTTGGCTAGGTCTTTGGCAAAATTAACTACTTCATTTACCGTTGTCATTTGTCAGTCTCCTTCCAGGCATCGTTCATTTGCTTCACAGCTGATTCGATAAAGGTCTCCAACTGTGTTTCGGTCATGTAAATGTTGTATTTGGCAAGTTGACCTGTTACACGACGTTTAGCCATATCTAGCTTGTCTACATGCTTGTCCTGGTCTAATTTGGTAATCTGCTCAACTGCGTTGACGGCGTTCCGTGTCAGAATCTCTGTAATTTCGACCGCTCGCTTACCGCCCTTGGCAATCAGATACTTTTTGACCTCGTGGACAATCATGCCTCCAACAATACCAAAAATCCCTGTCGCTGTGCCTAAAATAAGCTCTGTTAAATGTTCCATATTCTACCTCCTACGGCATCATTCGTTGGTCTCTTACCTCCTCTTTGAGCTCTGAGACCTGCTCTTTTAAATCCGCAATATCATTACGTGTCTCACTTGCCAAATTATTGACCGCTATTGTCAAATGTTCCATGTGACGCTGATTGTCGCTAGCGATTCGACGGTTAGTCTCCATCAAAGCATCATTGGTTTTTTGGAAATTATTAATCAATCGCTTGACATGGGCATTTTGACTGACAACCATCGAGACAAGCATTATCGCGAGGATGACGACAACCACCCCCGCGATTTTATCTATTGTCCAAGAGGCTTTGATTGCCTCTCTAACGATATCTTGTCCTGGCATAGGCTACTCTTCCTTCGGCTCAAGTTCAGCCAAGATAGCATCTTCCACCTCGTAGCGTTTTTCACGGAACTCAGCTTCTTGCTTGCGCATCTCTTTGCGGTTAGCCGCATAAAGTTCTTGATTGTACACAGTTTCGAAAATCTTCGATACGCCTTTATTATCGATATTGACTGTATAAGTTTTGACAGTCTCATCACCGATTTTTAAGTTTCCGATTAGTTGAGTAGTTTTCATAATTTCAAGTGTCATGATTATTCTCCTTCGATGATTTCTTCCGCTGGTTTAGTAGCTTCGTCCAGTTGCTGTGTGAGTTCCTTAATTTCTGTCTGCAGACTAGCGATAGTCTGCTGAGCTTCTGTCAACTGGACAGCTAACAGATTCTTAGTTGTCATCTCCTCTGACAGTTTTGCCACGAGGTCGTTATTAGTCAAGCGTAGAGCTTGTGTGATTTGTTCTTGGTTCATAATTTCTCCTATAAATTTAATTCAAATTTCCAGTTGTCCCGTCTAGCTTTTATGTGGGTACGAAGTGCTTCGTTAAACTCAAAGTTGTTGTAAATAATGTGATTCCATATGTCCCATAACGCTGCCACCGCTGTATCCAATCGGACAGGCTTCGAATTTTTATCTGGAGCCACAAAGTGCTTAGACCAAATTTCGGACTCTGCATTGATGTTGGCAGGGACTATACGTTGAGTAACAGAATTGATATTCCAACCGACATCACCTTGGGCGTGCCTGAATAGCGTGTTATCTCCATAGAGTCTTACATTATCTTCTGTGTTTATGTTGTTTGTGTTTTCCACAACAATCCCTGCAAATGTTGCAGAGTTAAAAACTTCTCCACCATTCCGATTGCTCCCGATGATTGTTCGCGAGTAATTCCCTTCAGTTTCGAATTTTATAAATTGAGTAGGGTGTCCAGTATAGATACGTCTTATTGCAGCTACGTTTGTGTAAAAGTTAATTTTGCTTTCGTCGAAATTGACATCCATACCACCGTTGAGAGCTTTAGCAATACCGCCAGCAATCTGCTTAGCTGACAAGTTCACAGCTTGCACTGCTGTCAAAAACGCATCCTTGGCAAACAATTTCTTCAGGTAGGCTTGGTTTGCGGATAACCCGTTGAAGAAAGCTTCATCGAATGCAATTTTTGACCCGTCGATACTATTCGCTTTAATGCGTGCAGCATCCACTGTACCCGACGTAATCTTCCCAGCATCTAAGCTACCAATCATAGCATTCTTGATTACGCCATTATCAATCAAAGTCTGACCTGTGATATGCGTCAGTCGACCATCGATTCTATTAGTACCATTAGCCAGTAAATTGATTTGGTTAAGCACTGTACCAGCACTAGTCAGATTTTTAATAGCGTACGAATTATTAAGCTGACTAACCTGTGTAGCTGTACCGCTAATCTTATCCTTGACCTCGGTTAGAAATAGACTATCAGTCATGACCATACGAGCGACTTTGTCTTTGATACCAGTTTCCGTTGAGCCGATGATACGCTCGTAAAGATTGACCGTCTCACGTACAGTCTGCAAGTCTACTTGGTTAGCCTTCTGAGATTGCAAGGTCGCAAATCGCCTGTCGACCGTGGTCTTATATTCAGCGATTTTTGTGTCTGCGTAGGATTGTTGGTCTTCAGGAGCGGGCGACCAGTCAGTCGCAATCGCTCCGCGTTCAATTTTTGCTCGACGAATAATAGGTTTTACTCCCGTGCCGTAAGTGCCATAAAAGGCTAAGTAACTATTTGCTAAACTCACTGTTCCCTCGGTTGGAGTAAAGGTCACATGGAACCTTTGCCACTCCGTTGTGACAGTCAACGATTTCCATAGACCCGAATATTTAGACCCTGACCCATTTTGCTGGTATACAACGACTTGTCCCGCTTGAGATGCTCTCAAGTCAAAACTTAAGGTATACTCAATCAGCCCATACTTATCAAAAACTGGGGCCAAGTCATAAGGTGTTCGCAGAAACTCTGCGTGGCTTTGTTCGCTGTTAAATATTTCGGTATGTTCGTCCGTACCTGTCAATAGGTTAGTGCCGCCAACATATAAACTCTCAAATCGCCGACTAATTCCGCGAGCGGTTTCTTCAAATACCGACTTAGCGACATAGTCTTGAGTAACAGCCAAGCGAAGCGCTGCCACTTGCCGCGCTGTCTCTTCTCGACTTGCGTCGAAGAACTGACTAGTTTGAGTTGAGACCTGAGCGATTTGGCCGCTCAAGGATTGCTTGGCCAGGTTTAGGTCGACCTTAGCCTGCTCTGCCAGGGTCTTGGCCGTGTTGGCCAGGTTAGTAGACGCCCCGGCCACACGCAAGCTCTCCGCTATCTTCTGGTCTTGAGCTTGCTGGGCAAGTTGATATTGACGGTCAGATTCGGCGAGCTGCCCATCTATCTGTTGCTTGATGGTATCAGCATAGCGTTCTGCCTCCGCCTTCGACTGCTCGAGACCGTCATTGATTTCCTCGACTCGCTTTTCGAATTCAGCAACAAAGGCTTGGTTGGCATTTCTGACAGCTCGTTCAACTGCAATTTCTTGAGCGTTTTGATTGGCACTCAAAATCACATCAGCAGCATTAGACACGCCACTAGATACACCAGAGCCACCAACACCAGGCTTATCATCAAACGTGATAGAGATATACTCTTCGGTCAAAGCGTTGTATTCATAAGCAATAGCCTTTTTGTGAATATCAACGTTGTGCTTCCTGCTCTTGATGTTGACCGTATCGCCTAAATGGACAACTTGCCCATCAAGTTCATAGGCTTCTATTTTTATCTCGTCGGTAGGCTTGTCGATATTTTCGTACTTGAATTTTCTCTCAGCCCATTTTCGAAGTTCTTCGACACTGTGAATATCGTTGTTCTGATACTCTTTTTCATTGATATATGGATAATTACCAATTAGCGGACTATCAACCGTTACGCTGATATTAGTCTCTTCCTCAGCGCCTTCCGCTCGAAACGTAGACCGAGCATGGATGCGTGTGACCACGCTTTGAGAGTTCTTAGTCCATTGATAAGACTTGAGGTTCTTGTGTGTCGTGATGACAACTCCACGATCAGTCCCACGGCTACGCTTGATAGACACCGCAAAGTTATCACGGACAAGCTCACCCTCCCACGTTCCAACGATACTGTGCTTACCGTCCAATAGGACTGAGTAGAGCGTTTCTGTTTCAGTCGTGTTAAAGGTCCGACCGTCCATAATGTCGCTAGTAAACGAAAAAGTCCCAAGATCCGTCTTGGTATTTTGGACCATTTGAGAGAGAGCCATAGCACAACCTTGACCAACCACGCTAAGAGGGTTGATAGACCGTTGCATGACATCGTCAGTGATATGGAAGGCGGTGATGTCCAAACTGTTATCATTTTCTACAGGTTTTTTAATCCTAAAAAGCTGTGGACCAAGGACAGGAGTCGGTGCCTTTATCAGCATATCCTCTTTGATAAGCTGATAGATACCTAAGTCAGTGATAGGATAGCGGATAGTCAACGTAAAATCACCATTGATTTCTTCTTTGACAATAGCAGAGCTAGCCTCATGAAGTGGAATGCCATTCCATTTGACCGTTCTCACATCTTTATCTAGCAAATAAAGCAACTATGCCCACCCCCAAACTGTTTCAAATTTTAATGATTGAATACCTGGTCCCAATACCACACCAACATTCTGCCCCTTAGCAGTATCAACTGTGATAAAATCGCCAGCCCACTTGATGAGCTTGCCACTAGCCGTCTTAAAGCTAGGATTGTCGGGATCATTGACCATCACAAGTGTTTCTGAGAGTTTTTCAAGCTTAATCACTTGGTTACCTATCGTAAACGATGTCTCAGAAGCGCTCTGACCGACTACTGTAATCTTCGGAAAAGCAAGAGCTGACCCCTGTACCCTCAAAACCCCATTCCCAGTCAAAGTCTGGGTGTCGGTTGTCTTGAAAAATTTAGTCGGGTGGCAGATAAAAGTCACATTAACTTTGTAGGTGTTTTGTCCTTCTTTTACCGCCTCCGTAGCGTTTACCCTGTAACACCATAGCTTAGTCGTCTTCACTCGCTCACTTTCCAACCAAAAACCCTCGCGTTGGAATAGGCTCATAAACCGATACAAATCTGTTTCTGATGGATTGAGCAAGTAAAGGGTGTACGGTTTCTCAATCAAACTTCTGTGTTTATTAGTCTGAACGACCGCTCCGCTTATGCCATCGTGTTCATGTAGCTGCGTTTTGCTATTCGATGTTATAAAAGACGGCGAATCATGAACTATTACATCGAAAGGAAAAGACGATGTTTTCACACCGTCAATCACTAATTCATTGAATTTCATTTAACCCACCATTCCTTTCAACATCATTTTTCTTTGCAATTCTTGAGCAATAGCTTGTGATACTGCATTCACTAACTCGTTATAACGTGGTCCAGAAATACCAACTTCTCCATCAATCGACAAGGAAATGCCTAGGCCTTGAGAAATAAGCCTTGCAGCTAAACTATTACCTTCTCGAGTTATAGACAGCAACTCTGACAAAGCCTTAAGTAGTGCATCATCAGCGGTTTGGATTACGTTAGTGACGCTAGTTTCAGTTACATTATTCATCCTTCTTGCCAACCTTGCAATCCCAGTATCTTCAAATCCGATACCATCTGCATAATGCGGAAACAACTTCTTCGTATCACTAGCCTTTAGAACTCTTGTCCCTCTAGGAAGCGGAAGCACTACGTTACGTCCCTCCGGAATAAAACTCTCTCCAGATGGCAGAGTGACTAGCTCACGATATAAAGAACCCTTCTGATCGTTAACCATAGCAAGACCGCCTGGGTGGTAGTTAGTACCTTGAGCGTAATACCCTGCCTCTCCTCTTCGAACAGCTTCGATAGTGATTAGTTTATAATCAGGAATACTATAGATTTGATCGCGAACACCTGCTGCTACACCAGATGCATAGTCGCTCGCATTAATCGAGACTGGAGACCGTTGATAAATGGAGTCAATCGCTCTTTGAGCAGCAGATACCTCAGGACTCGTACGGTTATCGGCTAAAATTTGAGCTGGTGACCTCTGTAAAACATTGTCGATTGCACGTTGAGCACTAGCGGTTTCTGTAGCGGTTTTATCGCTTGCAAAAATATCCGCTGGCCTTGTTTGTTTTACCTTGTCAAGCGCAACTTGTGCAGATTGTGTTGGGTTAGCTGTCATATCGACTGCTAGCAGTTGTTTTTGCTCTGGAGTTAATGCTACCCATTGATTTAACATTTCTTGAGATGTCGCCATCTCAATCATAGCTTGGTTGCCGTTGACGATCATTTGTTTTTCGTGGACTGTCAGTTCATTCCAATGACCTGCTGATTCAGACGCTTCAACAATAACTTGACGTGCATTACTGTCCAATTCAGCATGCTTTAGGTCAAATATCAGTTGATTCCAGCCTTCTTGAGATTGCGCTGCTTTTTGCACCTCCTCTTCGGCGTTGGTTTTCAACTTACCTGTTTTTTCATCAAAAACCAACGCATTCCAATGAGTTGCTGCTGCTCTCGATGCCTCTGTCATATCCTGAGAGTATCTAGCAAGCATCTGGATAGCCACACCTTGCCTTGTTGTCGCGTTTTCCATACGGCGAGCGTAATCGTCATAACTGATACCAAGGTTTTCCAAGGCGTTCTTATAGGCTTCTAAAAAATACTTGTCTTGCTCCAATGAAGAAGCCAATGATCGACCATTCACTTCATCCATCCGCTTACGAATATCTACATATTTCTGGGTGTAGGCATCCATCTTAGCATTATGGTCAGCCGTCAAAGTCTGAACTTTGGCGTTGTACTCTTCTAGGGAATAACCGCCAGCTTCGTAGATTTCTTTCAGTTCATCTTTAGAAATTTTATACGCTTTATTCTCTTCTTTCAGCCATTCTACAGTGGTCTGCATAGCTTTAGAAAGCTGTGCGCTATTCAGTTCTTCTAGGCGACCGTTCATAGCTTTCGTGATTGCTTCTTTCTCTTGGCCAGAGTATTCCAAAAGAGATAACTGCTTGTTGATTAGTTCTGTCTGGTTGTTTAGAACGATGGCGTACTCTTCCTCTGTCAAGGCGCGACGTTGTTCATTAGCGTTTTTATAGATTGCGATAACTTGGTCAGACATGGCCTGTGCATTATCGACGCCTTGCTGAGCTGTTTTTTTCATGCGGTCTATTTGTTCTTGCGATAGACCCCATTTTTCGGCAAGTTTCAAATCTTTAGCCAGCTCTTTATTGGTTAAAGATTCGATTTCTCCCACTAATTCTTGGAAAGCAGTTTTCACAGCTTCAACATCATCTTTTCCGCTCGTACCAAAGGCTTCCATTGCTTTTGTAGATTCATCGACTTTGTCCTTAAATTTAGTAAGTTCGACAGCTTGGACCTTATCGACCTCGGTACCCCATTCTTCAGTGCGTTGACGAGCCTCAAGTGCTTTTTGCGCAAAATAACCGATAGTTGCTATCGCAACTCCTCCCAGCAAAACACCCCATGTTACAGGATTTCCTAACAAACCGACGGCGCTTGCAAGACCTCCGCTAGCCGCCGTCGCTGTAGTGGTGGCTCCTGAAAATGCAGACATTAATGGTGTGCCAGTCTGCAAAGCTCCTGACACTTTTTCAAGCACGGTTGATACTTTACCTAATCCTTTAAAGATAGATCCAGTAACACTAATCCCATTTCCGAGAACGCTTAAAGCAGGTCCTGCAGACGCTGCAATCAACCCCCACTTAATAATTTGTTGCTGTTGCTCTTTGTCCAATTTACTGAACGCTTTTGCCATATCTGCTGCGCTTTTAAGCCACGGCTTCACTGCTTCTAAACCGTCTCGGAGAGCATCGACTAAAGGACCACCAAATTCAATTGCTACATCTGTCACTTCGTTACGAAGCATTTTCAATTTCGCCTCGGTCGTTTCGTAGCGTTTGTTAGCTTCGTTTGTCAAGGCCTTGTTTTCATCCCAAGCATCATTACTCATGTTTATAGCGCTAGTGAACAAATCTTGAGCGTTACCAGCTCGAAGCAAAGCATCTCTGAGACGAACCTCTGTAAAGCCCATCTCATTCAGCATCTCAATAGCCGATTCTCCAGATTCTTCAGCATTACCCAATCCGTTAATAAACGCACCGATTGCACCGACTGCGTCTTTTTCGAATTTTTGAACAAACTCATCTGCCGTCATACCAGAAATCCTTGCAAAGTCTTCAAGGTTCGCTGACGCTTTCACAATATTAGACATTTCCGTTGAAGTCATACCTATTGAATCAGCCAATTTTTTGAAATCTTTCGGGCTATTCGCGAGCATTAACTCAAACTCACGTCGGCTAACGCCTGTTTTTGCAGTCAATTCGGCCATTCCCTTGGCTCCGCTAGTAGCTGCTAACTGCATCTTAACCATCATTTTTGAGAATGCTGAGCCACCCATTTCGGCTTCGATGCCAACGGATGATAGAGCTGCCGACAATCCTATGATGTCTGCTTGACTAAGACCAATTTGCGCACCCGCACCAGCTAAACGACTAGCCATAGCTGTGATGTCGGCTTCTGTTGTAGCAAAGTTGTTACCGAGCTCTACGATAGAAGCTCCCAACCTACTGTAATTTTCTGGCGCTAATTTAGTGATGTTCGCAAACTTAGCTAGCGATTCAGCAGCAACCGTAGCAGACATGTTAGTTGATTCTCCGAGGTCAATCATAACCTTTGTAAAATCTGTAATATTGTCTGCCTTAATACCGAGTTGACCTGCAACCTCAGCAACATTTGCAATCTCAACAGCGCTTGCAGGCAACTCTTTTGACATTTGCCTAATTGAGTTAGATAGTTTTTCGTAAGATGTTGTAGCTGTTTCATCAACAGTTTTCTTAACCCCTGCGAAAGCTGACTCATACTGCGCAGCCGCCTTCACGGCATAACCAGCGCCTGTTACAATCGGAGTTGTTAAACCAATAGTCAAGGATTTCCCGACACTCGCCATCCCGTCGCCGAAAGATTTTAATTCTTTTCCAAACTGTGTTAGATTGGTTCCGAATTTTGTCCATAGACTAGACTGCGTGGCGATTTCGCGAGCCAAGGCATTATACTTATTCTGCAATTCAGCAACTTTAGCTGCCGTGGCAGTCATTGCTGATTGGGCACCGACCAAGTATGTTTTTTGTTCTGAGGTAGCCGTATTAACATCACCGATTTTGTTTTTTAATTTATTGTAATTCTCGGTCTGTTTTTTTAATAGTTCTTGGTAACTTTTCAGATTATGCCCGGTCTGGGTATATGCTGCTTTTAGCCCGGCCAATTTATCCTTCTGCCCTTTGAAACTAGTTTCTACCGTTTTTAATGAACTGTCTAGACCTCTTGTGTATAGTTGGAGTTGTCTAACGTTGTTTATAAACGGAGATATATCTAGTTGAGCTGTTGCGACCAAGTCGCCTAAATTTGATACACCCATTCATACTCCTTTCTAGCCAAAAAGAAACGGAAAAGCCTGATCAAGCGTAGTCTCCACAACCTCTTCTTTCTTTTCGACAGATTTTGTTTCTAATGCTTCTACCATCAATTCGATGTCTGATAGTTGCATTTTCTTAATATCCAGAATCGTGTGCCCTCTATCAAGCAAGGTGCCTATCCATCTGAGCAGATTTTCCCTTGCTTTTTCAGGCGTTACGCTTCCTTTGGTTCTTCGTCCTCGGTTTCTTCTTTCTTCCCACCGAGGGCATCTATATACAGAGTATTTAATACCTCAAGAGTGGAAATATCCGCTTGTTTTAAATCCTCGACAGTAAATTGCTTACCGTACATATCCACAAACATTTGCAGATAAGATTCATTCATAGAACGATGTTTTTTAGGGTCTAAAACACTCTTCTCATCACTATAAATAGCCGACTGACGGACCTGATGCTCAACTGCTAGCAAGTTGTCTTCGATGTTGATATAGTCTTTCTTGAAAACTTTTTCAACTCCACCCTGCTTTAGTGTAATCTCGTACATATTTACTCCTTTTTATCGAAAAAAAGGGCGGATAATCCGCCCCCTGAAACCACTAACGGCTACCAGAGCTTGTGCTTGTAGTTGGACTTGCCCCAGATGCAGACGGAAATACCAATTTCTTAAATTCTGTAAGGTTAAAATCGGTATTATCTTCACGACCGATATACAAGATATCGCCATTTTCGTCATCGCCACGAGCTACGAAGCTTCCTGTAGTCGAATCTGTTTTAGGGTCTGGAGTACCCTCTTTTGTTGCTAAGTCCATTCCTGGTACATTAAATTTCCCTTTCAACAAACCGACCCAGATAGACTTGCCATCTTCCATACGAGTACGGAACAAGCAAGCGATATCGTTTGGTGTCAAGTTTTTATTGTATTTCTCTACACCATTTTCAACAGTGATGCCATAAAAATCTTTACGAGCTTCAGAGTTCAAATCCAATGTCTCGATTTCTAGTTTAGCATCTGTAATACCAGCCGAAATAACAACGTAAGGACCATCGTCTGCTGCGATTGTTAACAATTCGTTTGTCAGTTCCAATTTGGCTGACTTCATGCCAGGTAGCTTCTTGGTGGTAGCCACCTTGTTTTGTTCATTCAAAACACCGTACTCAAAATTACTGAGTCCAAATTTTACTTTTCCCATTATTATTCCTCGTTTTCTTTAATTTTCCATTCAAAAAGGCGATATTTCCTAATGTTCATCAAAAGGTCAATATCGCCATCTTTGTATCTTGGTTTTTCGCCAGCCGTATATCTATCGTAGCCAGCTTCGCTTAAAATTCTATCTACTGCCTTCGCAATTTGTTCAGATTGGTCAGACGTTTCGCACCAAAAGTTTACAATCACACGGTATTCTGTTGCGATACAGGTATCATCAGAATAGTATGCTGGATTATCGTAGTTCGCATTGATTCGAATAAACGGCGCAAGTTCCTTTTTAATCACGCTCACAGGGTGTTCTGGAATTGCATGCGTAAAGATACCTTGCTTAAAGCCGTTGCCGAATTTGCCACCCCGAAAGGTATCAAGAAGCGTGTTCAGTTCTTCATCGGCGCTCAATAGCTTATAAACTTCTGTTTCTGCTATCACAACTTCAACCCCTCTCTTACTTTTTCGGCGTAGATTTCTTTCGCTCTTGGGGTCATTGTATTTATCGTCTTCTCTTTGAAACCTTGCGGCGCTTGATAGATTGTACCGTCATCAGGGAAATGTGACCGCCAACCTGTTTTTCGACCGTAGCCGATATCTTTTGCGATAATCCCCTGACTAGCACCCTTGAACCCTGTCACGACAACCTCTTCTGCCAAATGGCCAAATAAATCCTCGCTTTCAGGAGTATTTTTCTCCAATTCTTCCGCAAACTCATCCGCAACCTGCTTAACAGCTGCTCTCGCAACCCTTGGAGCTTTGACCTGTAACTTAGTAAGATTGGCCAGTATCTTGTCCACTCCCTTTGTCATGCAATCCTCACCGCCTTTATCATAATCATCTCTTTACTAGCGTAGTCGATTTCCAGTTCTGTAATCTTGTATTCAAACCCGTTGAAATCAACATACATAGAGTTATCGAACGGAGGTTTGGGATGATAACGAATGATAAATACTTTTTCATCTTTATAGGATTCCAAAGGTTTCTGTCCATTTTGAGCTAGGTCTCCCACATAGGACTTACCACCTACCTTAAAATCTTTAACACCCGTCTTCACTACTTCCGCCCAACATTGATAGACATCGTTGCGGATTAAATCTACAACTTCCCCATCTTCATTCTGCCCTGCAATCCTGGAAAAGATAGTAATACGGGTATTCATTCTACGTGTTATCATCTTCCTTACCTCTCAATCGCAATTGATGAATGATGTTCAACACACCATTCGCCAGCGGATAGCGTTCACTATCTGCTGACAAACCACGGTGTTCATACTCCTCTTTGACCTGTTTCATAACGGCAAGGTCAAACTTAGGATAGTCTTTGAAAGTCTCCGGACTAGACCCTTCTTCAATTGCAAAACAGATTTGTTCCTGAACAGCAGGGATAATAAACTCTTCCAGAATTTCATCCTCATAGTCCACATCTATCTTGCAATAGAGCTTTACCTTATCAAGATATTCTTTGGTAATTTCCATAAACACCTCCTAGACTATCAGAGCTAATAGCTCTGACTTGTTCATTGACGAGGTATAGGAGATATTCTGACTATCCAGATAAGCCTTGATTTCCGTCACGGTGTTGGTGCTTGTTGGTTTCGCCACCTCACGAGTGGCATTAAGAGGGTGTCTGAGTAAAGGTCACAAAGTAGCCCGCGTTTTCATCCACTTTAGAAACACCGAAACGAAGTACTGCTTGCAGATATTGTCCGTATAGTTCGTTATCAACCCAGCGAAGCCCAAGGTCTTTGCGGTCAGCAAACAAGACACCACGTTTAAAGTCGCCGACAAACGCTTTATTTTCGCCCAACACTTCATCTGACAAGACAAACACAGGCTTACCAAGGAATACCTTGCCTGTTGCTGATGTGATAGACTCCTGCAAGAGGTAACGACCATTACCATCTTTCAACGTATCAAGGATATTGTAGAAGCTCTGTGACACGATAAACGCCACGTCATACGCTGGGTCAAATCCCATGTTCAACAATTTCTTGATGTCATCCAAATTCTTAACAGTCTTAGCCGCAAAAGTCTTCAAGACTTTGGAAATGGCGTCATTTGTTGTATTCACTTTCATTTGACCGACAGTTTCTGCCACAATACCCACCAAGTCAACATCTGCATCGTCGATTGATTCTTGAGAGAGAGGAATTGCGCCACGGTAAGTTGTTACCGCCCATTCAACGTTTTTAAATTGAGGTTTTCCGAGTTTCGGATTTTTCTCCAACTCTTCGACACTAATCAACTTCTCTGTAGCACGTTGCAAGACTGGATATTTACCAGTAGCTTTCTTAGCTTGGTGGATAGTAGTAAATTGTTTCAAGTCTACTACCGTCTTGATTTCACGAGCTGGTGTGTAAAGGATTTCCTCGCTTGAAACTGGTTTCACATCAGCTTTTTTCACACCATCTGTTGAAGGATTGACTGGGGTTACTGCGTTCATTGGAATTAACGCTTCATCTTTTCCTTCTATTCGCAAGCCTTCTTGTGCAACTGCGCCTTTTGAACGAATAAAGGTATTTACTTTATCACGATATGCTACTTCTTCTGTTGTCATTTCAACTCCTTCTTTATTTTCAGCACCGCCTGTAGCAAGTGCTTCTTCGAACATTGCTAAGGTCTCTTCCGTTGTCGCAAGGTCAGCTTTTGCGGTTTCGATTTCCGTCTTTAAAGCCTTAGCGGTTTCAAGGTCATCAGCTTCCAATGCAGCCTTAACTTCCGCTGTTTTAGTTGCAATTGTGGAGCTAAGCCCTGCAATGGTTGCTTTTAACTCTTTAATTTTTTCATCAAACATTAAATTTCCTCCAAAATAAAAAGGACTATTAAAGCCCTTGTAAGATTTCTTCTTTTTCGATTTCCAGTAGCATGTTCTGGATTTCTTGCTTACGCTTACTGTGGTTAGCGTAAAATTCATCAATGACAGCCTGTGGCAACATGCCATTCTCAATACTTGCGACAGCATCCAGTTCATCAAATGTCATGATTTCATCTGCAAAACCAAGCTCTACTGCTTTTTGGGCAGACATAAAGGTTTCGTTTCGCATTAGCTCCATGATGTCATCTTCTGACTTGCCTGTTTTAGCCACATAAGCATTGATAATTCCTTGGTCGCTAGCTTTTAGTGCGTTAGACGCCTTGTCCAAGTCATCACTATTTCCTGATACGTTTCTAAACGAAGCCTTGTGAATCATGATTTGAGCAGTTGGACTGATAACAACCTTATCCGCTCCCATGATAGCCACGCTTGCTGCACTTGCTGCCATACCAGTTACTTCTGCTGTGACATTGCCTTTATAGTTTTTCAACATGGTATAGATGTCACTTCCGACAGTGGCCAAACCGCCATTTGAGTTGACTTCCAGAACAATATCTGAACCATCTTCTGGCAAGACTTCAGCGATAGCTTTTGCACTAACTGCTTCTAGTCCATACCAGTTATATGCTTCTTGTTGATTGTTGGCAATCAATGGGCCTCTAAGTTTTATCCTCTTCAGCATTTTCTACCTCACCTCCTTTCACATCTTGATAGGTTTCTTTTTTATCCAAAAAGACATAGTTCAAGCTAGATTGGTATCTATCCATATCTGGGTTGTCCGACTTCGGTAAACCCAGTTGTTCCAATCCTTGGTTCGGTGTGAGTAGTTGGTTATTAACCATATTCCGAACCTCATCAACTGTAAATCCTGTTACACTCCGAGTGTCAAAAACAATCTTGTATTTTCGTCTATCGTCAAGGTCCAGGATTTTCAGGCCCAATTCACTTGTGATGGCATCAAAGTAAAACGGCATGTCATTTGACACGTAGTCGTCCATCAGTTGCGCCACAGATTGGTTCGGACTGTTTACCCCTAGCTTGTAGCTAGGCACTCGCAAAACCTTTGCAATCTGTGCAGTAGAAAAGTTATTGCTACTAATCAACTGCAAGACTTTTGTGTCGATCTCAAGCGGACTGTATTCTTGGGTGTCATCAAACACCAAGGGGCTCCCGCCTGCGGAACCTTCTCGCATTTTCTCGAAGTCCATTCTGGCTTTCTTACGAGCCTCACCGCTTAACTGAGAACCTTTCAGCTTTAGGATGCCACTTGAAAAACCATCCTTGAAAAACTTCAAGAGCGTTTTGGTTCCTTCATCCTGTAAGGCTATCTCTTCTTTAAGTGACAACAAAGGCGAACGACCAAGAATCGTGTCGTGACTAAAGAATTTCCAATGAATGACATCTTCTGAATGGCACTTGATTTCTTTTCCTGACTGACTCTCTGTAAACGTATAGATAACCTCGTGATCATCAGTAACCTTCACAACTGTTTCAGACGGACGATAAAACTCGAACTGCAAAACCTTGCCCGTTAGCGGGTCTCGCAAAATCCGAGAATAACTGTTGCCCGTCAATATCGCATTCACAACCATTGCGAACTTCCAATCCCTTGCCGTAGCGTTCTTGGTAGATTTAACATTCAGAAGATAATTGACATCTTCATCTTCGATAATCTCCCCATCCACACCTTTCTTCAATAAAGGGAAACGAGCTACATCGCCTGCGATAATGGAAACTGCCGTTAGCACGTCACTATTTTTCAAGGCTGAAATACCAACATAAGAGGGGGCGGTATTGCCAGATAGAACCGAGGAAATATAATCATCATAGGAGACTTTCCCTCCTAATGATTGAAAAAAACTCATTTATATTTCGAACTCCTTTCTTTTTAGAAATGATTGATAGTCTTTCCTACCAGTCAAGATGAGCGACCACCTCCTCACCGTTTCCAGAATGGTTTCTTAAGTTGTTTGACTTCACGCTCTAACCTTTCAATCCGTTTTTCGTATTCTTCAAACTTGCGATTGAGGGTCTGAACATTTGCGGAGTCAATAACTCTCAGGTTTTCCAAACGATTCTCCAAGCTGTCCAGTCGAGTAACATGTCTATCCAATCTAAACATAAGCCATTCCATACAATCCCATAATTCTTTGAATGGTTTGTATTTCTTTTTAATACGTTTGTTCATAGCGACCTCCTTTCTATCCGCTTTGACCTGCGGAATGATTTATAATGACTGCTAATAAAACCAAAAGTAACCCTGTTACTAAGTAACCGATTTTGACGGAAAATAAAAAAGCAGCATAGGCCACAAAACTAAATCCCAATACAAGCAGAATTGTATGGATATGTGATAGCAACCATTTCATCTAAAACATACTCTCCGTTTCTAGTATTTTTTCATCTGTCCAATAACCAGAACCATCAAACGGCTCTAGGAAACAAACGGCATAAGCGTTTAACCCAGCATCAGCAGGGTCAATCTTATTGCTGTTTTTATTCTTATCAATTCGCATACCATTGTTATCGACTTTTGTAAAAGCATTATGAAATGCCATAGTTAGCAAAGGGTTCCCTGAGTGCTTGATTTTTCCTTGTTTCATGTCATCCCTGAATTGTTTAGTTGGCATGTTCAACACCATTGTTGTTTGCGATACCTGTATTAAAGGCCATTCAGGATGGCGTTTTTCAATCATGGTAAGTAGTGAACCAAACTGATAAGGGTCATAACAAATACCATGCACTTCCCATTTATTGGTGTAGACCATTTCTTCTAACTTCTCCATGACACGCTCATCATCTATAACACCAGATTCAAGCGTAGTTATCTCACAATACCCTTGTCTTTCAAGGTTGGTGTAAGAAACGCCATCGCGCTTTTCCTTAGCTATCAAGCCGTACTTGGTAGCCACGAAAGAGAAGTTGTCAATGTGCCAGTAGTCATCCATCTGGACTATCGGCGTAATAGCGAACAAGTCGCTTGCCCTACCAACGTCGACACCAATCCAAACTCTCCTCTTTGCGGTGTTTGGTTTATCGATATATGCCCTAGTCCAAGTTTCTTTATCCAGATAAGACTCTTCACTGGACTGTCGCCACATGTTGAAATTTTTGACGAGAACTTTATTGATTTCTCCAGTTTCCAGAGAAGTTTTTCTACGCTTACGGAGATACTCCGTGATTTTTTCTTTTAAGGCTTCCACTTCAAGAATTGGATTTGATTTTATCCAGTTTTTCTCATCTGCGATTTCCGTTTCATTATCTTGTTCAGCTATGTAGCAGAAGTAAGAATCATCTTCGACTTCCTGATTAAGAATTTTTTCTGAGTAACTATATTCGATGGTGTGCATTGGCACATTCAAATCAAGACCTGCTGTAGAGATAATCAAAATAAAGGGGTTGTCCAATTGACCTTGACCCGACTCTAATAGTTCCAACATCTCATTGGTTTTGGATGCTGCATACTCATCAAGCACACCGACATAGGGTTCGAAACCATCCACTGCACCAGTATCACGACTGAGCGCTCGGATATAGGATTCATCGTTCTTGTTAAACAATTCATCCCTTGTTACCTTGGTTGCTTTCTTAATATCTGGCACCTTAGCCCTGAGTGCTTCCAGTTGTTTCTTTGCCATCGTCCAAGCTATCTTTGCCTGAGTACGGTCATTTGCCGTGCAAAATAATTGACGACTTAAAGCAGGGTTGCGACCGAATAGAAACTCGTATAACAAAATACCTGCGATCAGAATGGTTTTACCGTTCTTACGAGCGACAGACACCATCGCTTTTTTGAAACGTCTAACGGAGCTGTCTTCTTTCTTTCGCCAACCATATAAGCTAGAAATAATAAACTTTTGAAACCTAGCTAGAGGGTAGGTCTTGCCTGTCTTGACATCTGGCAACATCTCCAAGAAATCAATCGTGTTCTGTGCCTTATCAGGAAAGTAGGTATAAGCTGAGTCAGGATTTGCAAGGTCATTCAAGTGACGCAAACAAGCCTTGATAACTTTCTTACCAGCTACTATCTCCCCGTCTACCACATCTTTAGCATAATAAAAAGCGACATCTTTGTACTCGTCACTTATCATGGAATAATCGTAAGATATTTAAATGACCTCCTTTCACATTAGTAAAATTGTTTTATTAGTATCTTTACAGGTTTCTCCGATGAAACATCTAAATATTCCACCAGGAAATTATTTTTGAAGTGTTCATTAGGTCGAGTTTCCCAATCAAGATTTAATTTTGTAATAGCTTGAATACGTTCTCCATTAACCTCGACAGTTGGAAAACCTCTTTCCTCGTTGAAACATATTTTTATTTCTCTAACACGCTCCATATTACCCTCCAAACTTATCAAACAAACTTTCTTTCTTCTCTTCCTTCTTCGGAGTGAACATCTTCATCCGACTATCAACAGTCAAACCAAGCTGACTCGCTGTCATACGGATATTGGTTGTTGCTTTCTCCAAAGTCAGAATGAGTGGATTTGAAATCCAACCTTTATCCTCATCATAAATGACCAGGCCTTGTTCATCTATCTTTTGAGAAATCTCTTTGTAGACAGCGTACCAAGTGCAGTAACTTTCAAGAACAGCTCTATCCAAATTACGAATAGGCAACATCCTCAACCCTTTGATAACTCTGCGATATTCTGCTTTTGCTATATCGTTAAAGTGAGTAGGCGGACTATTAGGCAGCATCGGTAAGCCATCGGATGCAAGCTCTTCAACTTCTTTGCGTTTATCTTTTTCTGCCTTGGTTAAGTGTTTTTTGGTGTTAGACACAACTTTCATCTTTCGACCCATATACCCTCCTTTCTAATTCCACGAACCTTTAGCATCATTACAAGCCTTACAGATAGGTTGTAGGTTGTCCCAATCCAATCTCTTAGACCAGTCTTTTTTTACGCTGATAATATGGTCAGTCATGGTTGCTTCGCCACCACAAACGGCGCATATATAATCATTTGCTAGCAATACCTGTTTACTGGTTTTTCGCCAGATAGCTGAGTTGTAAAACTGCATAGCTCGCTTGTTGTATTGCCAACGGGTCTTATTGTAAGATTGGTATTCTTCCTTACGACTATCATAATCGGCGATAACTCTCCGCCCGTTGGACATTGTAAGTTTTTGAGGTTTCATTTTTGGTTACCGCCTTTCATCAAAATAAAAAGCCACACGATTGTGTGACTGTATGCGTATTGGGTCAGAGCGATATGCAATTCTCTGACCTCATCGAGCCAAGGACCTCTCAAGGGTTACTTGCTCTTGACACGGGAACAGCAGGAATCGAACCTGCGACAAAACTGCCTTCGGAACCTAGGACTTTCAACCGAGCAGAGGAGTCCACCTTGTATTCCCAAAAGGAGAGTATGGGATTCGAACCCACGGACCGCACGTAGGCGGCCACCCGTCTAGCAAACGGGCGCATTCGACCAACTCTGCCAACTCTCCATAACAGGCAAGGCTTACTACCTTACCCTTATTTCTTGATGATACTATTTTAACACCGACAAAAACGAACAATCTATACAAAAACTTTTGATTTCTTGGTCAAAACTCTAATTTTCAACCAACAAAACACCACTTCTATATTGTTCTGCGAACGATAATAAGGCATCGTTTAATTCGATATAGAAACTAGCCTCTGATAAATACAATTCATTGTATATCTCAAAGTCGTACCGTTTGCCAGCGTAAAGATACTTCTCATACAGTATCCGTCGATGTGTTGGATTGAGTAAATTATTAATCGCATACTCAATCGCTTCAAGTTCTGCTTCCGCATCTACTCTGTTAATCACTAATCGCTCAACAGGTCTACTCGGATTACCGCTAGCTTGTCTTGGCTCGAAAGTATACACAGCAGTGACTTTCTGTCCATCCGCATCATTTGCGACCCTCCGCCAACGCGGGTACTCTTTCAATTTTCGTTTAGCATTCGCTTTTGTTTTCTCAATGTTAACTTCTGGAAAAAAAGTCATCTGCTGTACCTTTCTGTGATATAATATTATTAGAGTTTTATTCACAGAGTCAGTACAAGTAGTGCTGGCTTTTTTATTTTTCCCACGGCTGTCGCTGATGGCTATAATACGGGTACACCAGTCGAATTTTCCCTCTCGGAGCTAGCACCCTAGGTTCATAAGGCTTGACTTGCTCGTACAGCTCGTCTATTTTATCCAACATGCGTTGTCGCGGTGGTCGTCCGTCTAGCCATTTGTAGACAGATGGAGTCGTCACACCCATCTCGGTCGCAAATTGGTCCCTCGTCCATCCTGTCTTTTGTAGGATGTATTTGATTTTATCTGCTGTGGTCATAGGTCCTCCTAAAATTTCATGAAGGTCATCCAGTGGGTAGTCCCACGTTGTTGACCAAAGAGTGGCTGATGCGGTACCAATTCCAAGATTTCTTTGACATTTACTTGTGCATCGGACCACTTAAAGATTAGTGTTCCACCAGTCTTTAGCACCCGAAAACACTCTTCAAAACCTTGCTGTAGGTCTAGTCTCCAAGTTAACAAATCAAGTTGACCGTATTGAGCACGCATAAACGATTTCTGGCCAGCCCATAGTAAGTGCGGTGGGTCAAAAACAACCATGTTGAAGGTTTCGTCATCGAATGGCATATCGCGAAAATCAGCAACCACATCTGGCTTTACATTTATTTTCTTTCCGTGGATTTCAAATTCTTCTTCTCGTTTATCCATATAGGTTGTGTGAGGTTCGGCCTTATCAAACCAAAACATACGACTGCCGCAACAGGCATCTAAAATTCTGATTGTCATAGACCCTCCGCCTCCTCAACTCCAACTACCCTTTTAAGATAGTCATCAATATATACCCATTGACCTATTTTGACACAAAACTCAGAATAGTTAACAACGCTATGGAGTTTTGATGGGAGCACCCCGAAAGCGTACTCTTGAGCCACTATATTTTGGAAGGATGCTCGTTCAAATGGCCGTATAGCTGATACGACTTTTACTTTAAGAATCATTCCAACTCCTCCAACGCTACCCACCGAAATTGTGGGTATTTTTCGGCTTCTTCTTGGGTGCAACGGTAGGCCTGTTCGACCACCATGTCAACAGTACCACCATCCCATGTATCAAAGAAACCACCGCTAGTACGTACAACGAATGTATAATTCCAGTATCTCGGCTCTGGCACATCGACCAGTAGCACACCTAGTTTTTCATTCATTTTCTACCCCCTCCACCAACTCAGGATTTGCATGGATGTTGCTGATGATTTCAAGAGTGTAGTCAACCGTAGCCTCCACAATCATAGTAACAAAGGGTACAAATACCCCAGTGATTGTCATACCTGATGCACCATGTTTAAAAGTGACTGCACTTATTTCTGAATCGCCATCCTCATCCATTATTTTAACCACATCTCCTTCAAATATCTCCTGACCGTTTTTATCAAACAGCCCTGTGGATTGCATGAGGATGACATTGTCTAAAGGTAATTCAAAAGGCTCTTCTCCCGTGCGGGAAAGGTCCTTAGCTA